GCGGTAACTGTGACCCAATGCAAGGCTCGCGGCTTACCGAAGACATGCGCAAAGCCCATGATCCTAGTGTAATTCATCGTTATAGCAAAGCATTAAGAGGTTGTGATGAGGCCATGCTTGACTTATTTAAGGACATTGAAGTATTAGATGAAGCTGGTAAGGCGCATCTAATTCCGATTATATGGGCATCACAGGAACGCGCTGTAGCTATGTTCCTACAAAACAATGTACGCAAAGACAATAGTCTAGCAGTTGATCGGATTACACTACCAATGATGGCGATTTACGCTTCCGACTATAGCTTCAATCAAGAGCGTTATACCTATCATCAAGCAATTAATTGGCTGCGCGAACTCCAGGGCAAGCCGGGATTAACTCATCAAGAGAAACGACCACGTGATACGGTTTTTGGTATTACTCGCGGCCTTCCATATGATATTGGTTATCAACTTTTGATTTGGACTTTATATTGGGAAGACATGAATCAGATTTTAGAGCAGGTAGCCAGAAAATTCTCACCTGTAGCCTATATACGAATACAAGGAGTTACCTGGGAAACTGTTGTTAAGATACAGTCACTTGCTAATAATGTTGACATTGAACCAGGTGATCAGGCAATTAGGGTTTTTAAGTTTCAATTTAACTTTACAGCCGAAACTTATATCCCTCAGCCGATCCGAAGGGCAAAGCCGGTATTCAAGGAGCGAATTGATTATGTTAATGCGGTGAACGACAATGAGGTCAAAGAAGTTTTAATGAGGTTAGAGCAGACGATAGAAGGAATTGAGAAATGCTAGAAGTAACTAATAAACTGCGAAGTCCGATACAGATTATGGTAAGGTCGAAACGAAAAGTTGATTCTTATACGACTCTAACCATTCCAGGAATTGGGGGCGGAAAAAATACAGTAATCTTGGAAGATGAAAGAATGACAGAAAATATTGAGCGCCTTCGCAAAGATAAGTTGCTGGAATATAAATATATAGAAGATGTTAAGCTAACAGGAGAGCAGTAAATATGGCAACGCTAAGAGGATTTCCAGCCTCAAATACTATCAGTCCTAGTGTTAGGATTATTGAAAAAGACTTGAGCTTTCTTCCGGCTGCTCCAGTTTTTAATCGGTCAGGCATTGTCGGCTTTGCAAGCAAAGGCCCGATCAATGTTCCAACTTTCATTGGAAACATAACTCAGCTTCATACTGTTTTTGGTTTTCCACATCCGGCTGATGGCAACCCGTATCTGATTTATGCTGGCGAACAATATCTTTCGGCTGGTACTGATTTGTGGGTTGTGCGAGTAGCAGAAACTGATCCGGTAAACTCAGAGGCAGCAACGACTGCGGAAGTAGACATTCCTTCTGCTGGTGGATTAATTGAAATTATATCCAACACAGTAAGTCCTTATTCATTTGATGTAAATACTTTCTTTCGGTGGAGACTAAATGGACTCCTAGCAGCTAAGATTTTAGTTGTTCTGGCAGATTCCAATCGTCCAGCCCCAGACACAAGTATGGCTTATAGCGCCACCACTCTGGCCGACACCCTGAACTCACAGCTTGTATTTGATGATGGGATTGTATTCTTTGCTACAATTGATGACCGAATTGGTGTTCGCAGCACTTGGGCATATGGTCCTGATGCGAGTATAGAATTTGTATCAGTAGCTAATGCTCTCTACGGCCCAATGCTTGATGCAGACGACATATTAGGAACGCTTATTAGTACAGCTCCAATCGCTGGACTAGGCACTGGCATGACTCCTGCTCTTGTAGTAGGAACTAATGATCGTTACCCGAATAACAGCTATCAGACTGCTGGCGTCTGGGATTTCACTGGATTGTTAAATGTTAATCTGCAGATAGTGATCAGTGGAACTGCTAACTCTACCATTGATAATGTAGTGCAAGTTGTACCTTTGGCAAGCACCAGTGGAACAACCTTAGATAAACTCCAAGAAATAAACAACTATATTGAAAATAATTTGCCTGGTGGTTGGTTTGCTTACAAGATTGGCAACAACCTAGTGCTTACGACCAAAGCTAGCGGAAGGGATTCTAAGTTGTTAGTTAAAGCAGCAAGTAGCGCCGCTACCCTGTTTGGACTCCCAACCACTACGGCTACTGGCGGCAGCCCATCTGGCGTCACCGGCGACCTAGCAGTTTATACTTACGGCATCACCTTTGGAACGCCAAATATCACAGGCGAAGTAACCTTTACTATTGCAGGCGATTCTCCTGGTATCGAAGGAAACAACACCCAAGTAGTTATTGCTAATGACCCAAATCAGGGTGTTTTTACCTTCCAGGTATTTGCTAACAGCCAACCTGTAGAAGCTTGGGGAAATATTACAAAAGATGAAACCAGCCAATTTTATGTTGAAACCTTCATGGCTTTGGTTAGCGATTTCATTAGAGTAGTTGACAATACTGCTACTGGCGCATTACCAACTCCTGGAACTTATACTCTCGCTGGTGGTTCAGACGGAATTCCAGCTGATCCGGATGCTCAGGATGATTTAGTTATTGGCAACTCTATCTCAATGAGTGGTATCCAAGCTTTGGGCGAACCGGAACAAGTGGATATTGATTTGTTAGCTGTTCCTGGTTTTTCCTCAACAGTGGTTATTGATGCGATGATTGATCTTTGTGCTAATCAGCGCCAAGATTGCATGGCAGTAATTGACCCGCCCTTTGGTCTCTCTACTCAAGAAATTACCTTGTGGCAGAATGGCCGTCATCCTTTGAATTTGGAGAAATTTGATTCAAGTTATGCGGCTCTATACTGGCCTTGGGTTAAGATTCGTGATACCACCAATCGCATTGACGTATGGGTGCCGCCATCGGGCTCAGTTTTGGCAACCTTTGCTCTTTCAGACAGTATTGCCAAGCCTTGGTTTGCTGCTGCCGGCCTAGAGCGTGGCTTAGTGCCGAATGTTCTAGATGTTTATAGCAGGGCTACACTACGCCAACGTGATTCCATGTATGGTAATCAAAACGCAATTAATCCAATTGTGCAGTTTGTTGGAGTGGAAGGCTTCCTTGTATGGGGAAATAAAACTCTCCAGCGCCGGGCATCTGCTCTAGATCGTGTAAATGTTCGTCGTGGTTTGATTGCTATGGAGAAATTAATTCGTGCTGATGCTCGCCGATTGTTATTTGAGCCACACGATGAGATTTTAAGAAGGCGATTCGTAACTCTTGCGACAAACATTCTTAAGCGAGTTCAAGTTGAACGAGGCTTGACGGACTTCCGAGTGAAGTGCGATGCAGAGCTAAATCCACCTGATGTAGTGGATAGAAATGAACTGCGAGCTAGGATTGGCGTCCAACCCACTCGCGCAGTTGAATTTATTTTCATTGAGTTCTCGGTACATAGAACTGGATCGTTTACTGAGAACGCAGATACATTCTAAGAGGTAATTATGGCTATTAATATGGGTATTGGTCGCTTAGGCGAGAACTCTACAGCAATTAAGCGAAAGTTTAGATTTTTGGTTGATATCGAGCCTTATAGTGCCAGATCAATTCACGGCGGCTTTGTTAAGACCGCCAAGCGTCCTGGATGGGAAGTTGACGAACAGGAACTAAATTTCCTAAATGCTCGTACCTGGATTGCCGGTAAACATAGCTATACTGAAATCGAAGTAGTTTATATTGATGCTGGCGTAGAAGAAATTGGCGCTCTTATTGAATGGGTTGGAAAACTTTCCAATATCAATAATTCCGTTAGTTTTGAAATGGGAACTTCATTTAGGGACTATGGAGCATCAGTCTCTATTCGTTCTTTTGATGGCTGCGGCAATGAAATGGAAACCTGGACAGTGGAAAATGCCTGGCCAAAGACCGTAGATTTCGGCGAACTTGACTATAGTAGCTCAGAAGAGATGAATATCACGGTTACTTTGCGATACGATCAAGTGAACTACGTCGGTATTTGTCCGCCAGTCTCGATTCATCCATCTTGCACTGGTTGCTCGTAATACAATTTTTAAGAGCCCAGTTAACTGGGCTCTTTTCTTAAAATGGCAGACATGGGCCTTGGAACTCTTGGAAAAGATAGTACTGTTTTTAAGAGGAAGTTTCGTTGGCTTTTTGATATCGAAGGCGTCTCTCAAGGAGAGGGTGGTTCATTGCCGGCACTTCCTCCGAAAAGCGGCGCTCGCCCAAATATTAGCTTTAACGAAATCAAAGTCGAACATTTAACTGAGACAATTTATTATCCTGGCAAACCTGACTGGCAAACAATAGAACTAGTTTTATATGATGTTACAGAAGACTGCAAAACCAATCCAGTCTTTGAATGGTTGCAATTACTTTATGACCCAGAAAGTGGTGATTATACTCCTGTGGTTGATGCGGGATATAAAGATACCGCCACCTTAACTCTTTTTGATGGTTGTGGGTCGCCAATAGAAACTTGGACTTTTGAGAATGCCTACCCACAAAGGATTGATTGGGGGACATTGGACATGGATGAATCCGATATAGTAACAGTAGATTTGACTTTAAGGTATGATAGGGCTTTTATATCAGAGGGATGATAGATATCTTTGCACAGTTGAAAAATTTACTCCAAGCTCTTTTGCAATCTCTTTCTGGAATTTGCCTTGCGCTCTAAGCTGTGTTGCCTGTTCTATTCTTTCTTCCATCAATTTAGTCTTTTTTATTATTTTACTAGTCGGTGTCTTCCATTTATAAGCAAAACACGGAACTTCGCACTCTCCAATATAATCAAAGAAGTTAAAAACTGTTTGAGTTTTGTTGGCGAATAAGATCGGCAGTTTATTTTGGCCACGAAGATATATGTGGAAATCAAGCCCTAACTCGCTTAATTTCGATACTAAAAATTCGCAGTCATCAAAAGTAAAGCTATCGGTGGAAAACCCAAGTTCAACATATGTATCAACACCTTTATATTTCAGATATGTGCTACACCCATCGCCATAAAACCAATATTTAACGGCTCTTGGAGTTAATGCTATGTCCTTCGGCACAATTTTTATTCCATCGGGATACCACTTTTTTCTGAAATCAGCCAGGGATTTATCAGCTCTTGAAATTGTCTCGTAAGAGGTTTTGCTATTAACTGCTTTGCCCCAAATCTTCTTTTCCACTCCCTTTCGCACTCTTAGCTTTGGTCTCCAGACAAAAGGAATTTCTTGTATTATATGTTCAGCAAAGCTCTTATGAATCGAAGTAATAGTAAAATAAGAACTTATTACTCTTGCTAAAACAGAT